TTCCTTTACAAGTACGGCAAGAAGATCCACGACAAGATCATTGCAGCAATGCAACCTGAGTTTGAAGGTGAAGAACCCATCAATCCTTTTGACTTCTGGCAAGGTGCTGACTTCAACCTTCGCATCAAGAAGGTTGCTGGTTACTGGAACTATGATTCCTCTGTCTTCGGTCGCCCTGGTGTTCTCGGTGGGTTTGATGACTCCGAACTGGAAAAGATCTACAACCAGATCCATGACCTGAATGAGTTCACTGATGCTAAGAACTTCAAGTCCTATGATGAACTGAAGAAGCGTCTTGACCTCGTGCTCAAGGGTGCTCCTCGCATCGATCGTGAAGAGTATGAGAACGACGTTGCTGCTGAGTACCAAGCAAGTGCTCCTGCACCTGTCCCTCAAGCAATGAAGGAAGAGTTGAATGCACTCAGCTCCTCGGGTGCCAGCGATGACACCTACAGTTACTTCGACTCTCTCGCCAACGAAGAGTTCTGATACAGAAGGGGGTCCTGAAAAGGATCCCCTTTTTTATTTCCCAAATCGAAATTCACTTTTTAGTTACAAAAAAGTCGGAAAAAAAACTCCGCCAAAAATTTGCTCAAAAGGGTCGATCATAAATAATCCATAGTGGTGAAAGGAATTTGTATGCTTTCTACGCAATATCGCCTCAGGTTAGAGTTTATTTGTAAAAGGATTGCCAATAATGAAGAAGTAAAGTTGGAAGATATGATTTGGGCAGAAAAGATTGCTAAATCATATACTACCGCAAGAGATTGGTTGAATAGAGCAAGACGTGAGTCAAATGGTATTGAGGAAGGAAGTATGGATGATTTTATGAATAAGATGGGATTAGGAGACCCCGACCCATCTAATCACAGTACGGGGTTTCAAAGTGCCGATGAAATTGTTGAATGGTTTAAGCAGGATAAACCAGACGACTGGAGGCAGAGAGATTAGTTATTAGAAATTTTGAGTTTTTCTGTAACAAACTCTGTACTTGGGGTAAATTTCATTTCTTTTTCGAAGATCTCAGTAAAGGAATCTACGAAAGAAGGTTTTAAAATGTAAATTTGCCTTTTTTCTTCATTTTTGTCTGCTTCATACTCATAGTTGGAAACTGCTCTTCTCGATAATGCCGCTGAGCGAGTAACTCCTTCTGGAGTGGTAAATCTAAAACTTTCACCAACGGTAATACCACTTTCTAGGATAATAGTGCCATTATACGTTTGTTGAAGAGTTTCGTAGTGATGGACATCTCCAGCATTTGTATATTTCTTGGCAACATACTCATTTAGCACTGTAGTGGTCATTGGCCAATCTTCATACACATTCTTAATGTTGTTAATAATCAAAATAATCCAATCTAACCCAGAATCGCCATAATAGTCGTATGCGACAGTATCGGGTCTTTCTCCATCTTGAATAAAGTAGTCCTCGAAGGTGGTTGCTCCTGGAAGAACGTCATCGATGATTTTGATTCTTGAGAAAATATTCTTAATTTGAATATACTTCCCATCGTACTTATTTTTCTTATATTTCAGATATATGATATCTGATACTTTATCGAAGTATGACATTTTAGTTAATTCTCCTTAAATTATTTTCCAGTTCGCCAACGTTTTCTATTACTATAATTAGATGACTGATTGCTTACTGATGTTGTTTTTGCAGTAGATTCATTACCAAGATCAATAGGATCTTCAAATTCATCAAGATCTTCTCTAGTAAGTGCAGTCAATTCGGAAAACTGCATGGAAATTCTTACAGCAGTTACAAATCCACCTGGAGTCAAACTGAGAACATTATCTGGAGTATATGAAACATCAAATTTAGTCATAGCACAATATCTAGTTGCTGGGAAGAAAGAACTGATATCTGGACTGGTTGATGATGGTGTTACTAAATTATCTTTACGGACTGATACATTGTTTCTATATCCGCTAGGCATAATTCTAAACACATAGGGATATTTTAAGAAAATTGTATTATTTTTCGTATTGGAGTCACTTGCTGGGTGCATTGCAGATTTGAAAAATTTGACAATCTTTTTGATTTCAGTTTCTTCAGTTTTATTTCTCGCTACAAACAAATAATCATAACTGAAGTCCCTCAGTTGCATTTTCTCAAAGGTCTGAATAGTATTATCGTTAAATGTGACACCAAAGGCAGCACCCAAAACATTATCTAAATCTACTCCCTGGACTTTTGGAACATTCGATAGTGCGTCTCCGACTGCATCACCTAAAACATTTGCAGCAGTTGCCGCACCAATTCCTACTGCGTTACCAAGAGCATCTTTAATACTTCCAGAACCAAATGCAGATCCCAAAGCACCAAATTGAACTTTTTGCCACTCTGCACCATAACTAAATTCCAGTTTTGGTGGAAGATATAAAAATACAGATCCTTTATCTACTGCTGAAGAAGTTGTGCCTCCCGTAGTTGAACCAATTGCAGTAGTAACGGTGCTTCCAAGATTTTCAACACTATCTGTAGTTGATATTGGTACATTGCTGCCAATGGCACTTTTAATATCTTTATTACCTACCTGAGGAGTACTTTGATAGTCATACGCCTTGAATTGTAAATACAATCCAACATCGCTTACATTTAATGGATACTTATAGGTGGTCATAGTTTGCCTGATTTTTGTACTTTCGCCGCACTAATGAATCTATTCTTATTATCACGGAATTCTTCCAAAGTCAAAGCAGCATAATCCATTAGATCTTTATCACGCACTTTAAAAAACAGATTATCTGCTTTTGAAAAGATGTAGCGGTGTAATAATTTTGGGGGTATTTTGATACTTTTATTTAGATACTTTTTGGCGAGTAGAATTCTTTGCTTTTGAGTAGTGTAATGAAGATTTGCACCTAGAAACCCATCTTCATAGACATTTAATACTAAAACCAAGGGATACTTGTCCCACTGTCTTAAAAATGCTTTAAATTTTGGATTATACTCAAATAAGTAAAAATCCCCAACCATAACATCATCAGAAATATTGGAAAATTCCAGCAAATAGTCAAATGCTACTTTTCTTTGAGTGGATACTGTTTTAGCACCCTTCTCTTTTATTTCTGATAGGACGCTCATACCTTTAACTCCTTTTCGGTTAGTATTTTAAATTCCCATTGTCTGTCTTTACAATACTCTCGTGCTGCTCTCCATTTTGCGTCATTAACTGCATATGTAGTAACTTCAGTTATATACCTCTTTGTACGACGCTGCTGCTTTTTGGGAGGTGTTGTTTGCTTAAGCGGTTTGATCTCGATAATAAGTTTCTCAATCCTCCCAGTTTTACTTCGTACTCTGACGTAGAAATCTGGGAAATACCGATGAACGCGATTATCAATAGGAGAGATATACGGGATAACAATTTCTTCTGACCCCCATTCTAGGACATTATCGTTTAAATCACAGTATTTCATAAATTTGAGTTCCCACAAACTTCTGTATATGATATTAGTGGGATCTCCTTTGTATTTCTTCCTGTTTGTCGGACGGTACTTTCCACTATAAGCCATAATATTGTTCGCTAAATATAAATATACTCTTCTAAGATGTATTTAGATGAAAATCAATGACATCCTAACTAATATTGTTGGACCTGGAGGTATTGCATCTTCCAATCGGTATCACGTATCCTTTCTTCCAGGAGAGGCGCTAAAGAATGCTATTGGAGTTGCTGGAGTTCAGTCACCCACAGTATACGAAAAGGAGTTTAATTCCAATGAGTTGATCAATAATGGAATTAAATTGAGTTTTTTATGTGATGAAGTAAATATCCCTGGATATAGTGTATCTACTGGAGACCTTAAGGGATATGTACCTGGAATTAACGCTAGGTATGCACATACTAAAACTTTCAGAGAGTTTTCGATGACATTTTTAATGGATAGGGATCACCTTCCATTAAAGTTCTTACAATCATGGGGAGAGCACATGTTCCCATACCAGCAAATTAGTGGTTCTGACGAAACTCCTAATTCTGCAAATTTCTCTGCAAATCATGATTACTATATGCTGACAAATTATTATGATGATTACACCTGTGATATCTTTATTGAAAAGATTGAATCTGACAATAAAGATATGAATAGCAATTCCTACTACACCACAAAAGGTGTTAGTAAATATAGGATATATAAAGCGTTCCCATATATTGTAAATGACCTTACTCTTAGTAATGGTCCTAACCAACCACTCAAGGTTCAAGCATCATTTTACTTTGAACATGTGAGAGAGATTGCTCCAAGCACCCCTGGAGTGCCTTTGGATGAAATTTTTAGAGGAATACAATTATAAAATTAAAATTGGAGATTTATGGCATTACCTACATTAGAAAACCCCACATATGAGTTGATTGTACCATCACTCAATAAGAAAATTAAATACAGACCATTTACAGTTAAAGAAGAGAAAGTATTGTTGATTGCATTGGAATCTGAAGATAACACTCAGATTGCAGATGCAATTAAAGGTATCATTGAAGCATGTGTTAATACAGGTTCTAGACGAACCTTAAAGATAAATGAATTAGCAACATTTGATATTGAGTATTTGTTTCTCAACATTCGTGCAAGGTCTGTCGGTGAAATTATTGAATTGATGCTAACTTGCCCTGATGATAATGAAACTGAAATTAAGGTTTCTATTAATATTGAGGACATCCAAGTTCAATTTGACGAAGAGCATGAAAGCACCATTCAGTTGACTGATGATCTTTGGATTGAAATGGGATATCCAGGAATTGATTCCTTTACTGGGGATGATGACAATATTGATGATACATTCGAAATCATTGCAAAATCAATTAAAAAGATTTACAATGAAGAAGATGTCTGGGATAGATCTAGTGCAAAACAAAGTGAATTTGTTGACTTTGTTGAGAACATGAACAGCAAGCAATTTGCTAAGATTCAAAAGTTCTTTGATACTATTCCTACTTTGAAGCATACTATCAAAGCGAGGAATCCAAAAACAGGTTATGAATTTGAATATACCGTTGAAGGTCTGTCTAGTTTTTTCGTATAGCCCTCTTCCAAAATAGTTTGGAAAACTATTACAGAACTAACTTTGCATTAATGCAATATCATAAGTACAGTTTGACTGAACTTGATAATCTTATTCCATGGGAAAAGGAAATCTATATTGCATTACTCAAGCAATATCTGGAAGAGGAAAAGAAAAAGATAGAAAGAGAAAGTAATAGATGAACGAAAAGCAACTAGGAGAAAGAGAATATACTGACGCCATAATGTCAATTTATGGCGCTAATCCTGTTGCGTCTATTGCGGGAGCATATAAATCAAAAGAACAAAAGCAGTTACCAGAAAATCCAGAAACTGAAACTGTTCCTACAGGATCTTTATATAAAGAAACTCGTGGGTTGTTACTTGCTGCAAGAAAGAATCTTAAACTTAAGAAGACAATTCTTGCTTATGAAAAGAGAAGGTTTAAACAATTACAAGTAGATCTTGGGGATTCTCTTAAAAAACCAAAGGGGAAGGATAAAAAAAAGGAAGATGAGGAACTTTTAAAGATTCCAGAAGATCCTGCCAAGATGTCCATTAGAAAATGGATGCGAGATCTTGCTAAAAAGTTACTACAAAAGATTAGACAGGCGATTGGTAATAAGATTAAGCAGTTTCTTAAGAAACGTTTTCTTAAGAAATATAGAAAACTATCTCCTGAAAAGAGAAAGAGATTAAGAGATAGGAAGAAATTCTTTGATAAAAAGAAAAGACAGTTTGACCGATTTAGAAATAGGGGTGGATTTAGAGGTGCTATTCGCAGAGGTCTTGGTAGATTTGCCACTAAGATTATAGGTAGAAGAAATGCTGCTAGATTTAGATTATTCAGACAGACAGGTGGAGTTAGAGGTGCAGCATTAAGGGGGGCAAGAAGAGCATTTTTCAAGGGAGTTAGTGTAGTAAAGGGTATTCCTGGCACTATTAGATCTCTTAGGGGTCTTGCTGGAATGGTAAGTGATCCGATACTTGGAACTGCTAAGAAAGGAGCAGGGGAAGTTGCCACTAAAGCAGGAAGAGGATTTCTTGCACGAACTGCAAGAAATGCATTAGTAGGTACTTTAGGGAAGGGCGGCACTAAAACCGTATTGAAATTCGTCAAAAAATTTGTATCTCCTCTTATTAAAAAGATTCCTATCGTTGGTGCTCTTGCTGACTTCTTATTAAATGTATTTGTCTTTAAAGAGTCCCCAGGAAAATCTGCGTTTAAGGCAATTGCTTCTGGATTGTTAGGATTTATTGGAGCTGCTGCTGGTAGTGTTGTTCCTTTTGCTGGAACTTTTCTTGGTGGAATTCTTGGTGGAGTGGCAGGTGATGCTTTGGGTGGTCTATTGTATGATGCTATTTTCGGTGGTGGAAGTGCATCTACTTCTAAGGGTGAAACTGTTCCTGCAGCAAAGGATGGAATGAAAGTTGGGGCAAAACCTCAACTGGTTCTTGTGGGCGAGGGGGGTGAAGAGGAGTGGATTATTCCAAAAAGTAAACTTGCTTGGTGGTTGGGTGCATCTGAATCAGCATTAAATCTATTCACCTTTGGTGCTTTCCCTGTATTTAATGCAGTAAGAGCACTACTTTCTGCAACAGGAGCAGGGGGAAGTGTTATACCTGCAGATGTTCCAGAGGGAAGTTCTGAAGGTGCAAAACCTAAGGTAGATGCAAAGAAACCAGAATCAATTAGTAGTAATTTTGGAGACACTCTTTTTGGGTTCTTCAAGAAGGGAATTGGAAAACTTAAAGATTCTTTCCTTGGGGTTCTTGATAAACTAAAATCATTCTTGCCTGATCTTAGTGGACTGCCTCTTGAGATGAAAGTTGCATTGAAAGGCATTGCTACTATGGCTGGTGGCGGAATGGTTATGTTGGTTGACTTCTTACTAGGGGGTGGGGGTGCTCAAGCAGCAACTGGACCTTCGGACACCTTAGATACTGATGGTAACCTTGATGTTCCAGATGGAGTGCCATCTCAAGACGGATTACCTGCTCTTCCTAGAACTGGACATATTGCGGGGCAAAAATATGGTGCTGCAAGAAAAGGGGGAAGAAAGCACGCTGGAACCGATTTTGACATTTCTGGCAATGAAAAATTCTATAGTAGAATTGGTGGAGTTGTTAGTAATATCGGATATGATCCTAACGGATATGGAAATTATGTAGATGTTTATAATGATGAACTGAAAGTCACTGAAAGAATTGCAGAAGGTGCAACTGTTTTAGTTAAGAAGGGTCAACAGGTTCAACCAGGAACTCCTATTGTTCAAGGTGAAACTGATACTGGCGTCATACACTATGAGATTAGAAAAGGAAGAAGCACTACATTTGGATTCGCTGGAACAATTAATCCCTTAACATTTCTGTCAACAGTAAAACCCAAACCCAAACCTAAACCTAAGGATGCTGCTCCACCATCATCTACGCCACCATCACGCCCAATCCGAGATCCTGGTGCTGGTGCTGGTTGGAGACGCCGCAAGAATAGAACTAGCAGGAATACTACACCACCTCCAGTAGCACCTCTAAATAAAAAAGATACTGCTAGTGCTCTAGAAGAATTTGGCACCATGGATGAAGACAATAATCAAGAAGTTGCTGTTATTGAAGTTCCTGTCACTAGAACTGAGTATGTTCCTATGCCGCTTCCATTTAGCACTGCTGGGAGAGGATCTGTAAGTAACACTCCTGCTTGGGGTCAGGGTGCAGTATTAGGAGCGTAAGACATGTATAATTCATTACCGCCAGAAGGGACATTAGATCCACAACAACCTTGGTATAAAGCACCGATTGGCGCTGCTCATTGGGATAGATTTAAAGCAAAACTTACTGGTGGAAGAGATGCATCGGGCACCTCATACTTTTCCATGGTTAATGTCTCTGGCGCTGAGGCAGATAAGATTATTGCTAATATGAAGAAGGATCCCAGAGGGTATCCTCAAATGAATCAAGGTGATCCAGAAGCTCTGTATAACTACCAAACTTGGGTTGTATCTGAGTATCTTGGATCCAAACCAAAGGGATCTGAATTAATTGATGATAAAGATGTAGGTAAGACACCAGAAGGTAAAACTACTGTTTACAAAGCAGCAGATAAGTTTGTAGATGATAAGAAAGAATTCTCAAAAGCACAAGAACAAAAACTTGAAGATGCTTTGGAAGAAACATCTGATAAGATTATGGATGCTATTGATGAATTGCTTGCAGCAGATAAAAAAAGATTTGAAGATTTTAAGAGACAGGAAGCAGAAAAGGTAAAACAGAGAATTGCTGGATACGATCAATATTCAGAAGCAATTGGTCCTAAAGAAAGAAGTAAAGAATTTGGGTATAATCAATACCCAAGTGCGATTGGTCCCTTGCCTATGCAAGGTCCAAAGGAACCACCTAAGAAATCAAGTTCTTCAGATGATCCCTGGGAATCTGAAGTTAATGATCAACTTGGGACAAAGTTAGATCAGTTGATTGAACAAGTTAAAAATGATCCTCTTCCTCAAGCGAGTACAAAAAGAAGAAAGACGAAAGGTAAAACACCTATCAAGAGGAGAAAATTACTTGGTGAGGGTGCGGGAATAAGTACTACATTATCTGAAATTCTTCAAAATGTTTCTGATACCAAGCAGACCTTATTTGATTTATATGATGTAGAAAAAGAAAGATTTGAACTAAGAAAAACTACAGATAGTAATCTAACTCAAGTGCTTAAATCTAAAGCACGAGAGGCAGGATTAGAAGGCACTGGTTTATCTGGCGTTGATGGTAAGGGAGATAAAGAAGAAAAGAGAAAACCAACAATTGTAGAAAGAGCTGCTGGTTCTGGTTTAATTGCTGCTGCAGCAGCATTGATCATTCCAATGGCACTGACTGCATTGAGACCTCTTTTCCAGCAGGATATTAAGGATGCAGACAAAGATCAGGAAGATGTTCCTCCTCCCGATCCTGTTACAGATTCTCCAGAATCTGCTCCAGTTGAACAAGAACCAGTTGCACCAGTAGAGGAACCTGAATCTGGAATTGAACCTCAACCAACTACACCACAGAATGCACCTCCAACCCAATTACCAAATACTTCTATTCCTGGTGATTATGATTATAATCCAAACGCAGGAGTGCCAATGCGTGCTGCTGCAAAGGGTGGAAAGTTTACTAAAGGTAAGCATGAAAAGTTAAAACCTATTGGTAAAGGTGATGCTAAAGAACCTACAGGACTGAAAAAACTAAAGAAACCATTAATGTCTGCCGTGACTTTACCATTAAAAGCAGCAGCATTTGGTCCACTTATGCTCGCTAAAACGGTTTTAAGTCCATTTGCATCATTCCTTCCACAACCAGCAGTTGATTTTGTAAAGAAAATCTTTGATAATGTTGCAAAATCTGCTGGATTATCTGGATTTGACTTCTCGATCACTTCTGCAGGGAAAGGACTCTTTGAAAAATTGATTGAATTAATTGAATCAATTTTTAAACCTATATTTGATTTGTTCAGAGGATCTAAATCTCCAAATACTTCTGGTCCTGGTCCCAGCACACCTTCTGAGAGGACAAAATCTTCTGGAAGTACAAGTTCTGGATCACAAAGCCAAAAAGCAGTAGCGGGTGTTCTCAAAGAAGAATTTCAATCTCAAGGATTGTCTGCAGCTGGTGCTAAACTTGCAACTGCAGAAATTGGAAGAGAAAATTCATTAAATAGAAATCTTATCTTAGGTTCTCATGATGATGGTGGTAAGACAGCATGGGGTGCTATTAGTTGGCAAGGAGGCAGAGAACAAGTATTATTTGACGAATTGAAGGCAAGAGGAATTGCAGCAACTCCTGAAGGACTTGCAGGAAGTGGAGATGCAGGAATTCAAGCAAATGCTGCTGCAATGGTTAAGGAGATGGAAGCGAGGGGTCATACTGAACTTCTTAATATCCTTAAAAAAGAGAATCCTACTCCAGAAGAAATGGATAGGGCAAGACAATTGTTTAAAGACCAATACTTCGTATACAATAAAAGTATTCCTTTGCAGAGGTCGAGAGATTGGTATGATGTTGTTGATAAGATGGGTCCAGAACCTAAAGCTTCTCCACCACCAGCAAAACCTACACCAGAACCAAGACCAAGAGCACAATCTAGAAGCGCACAAATTAGTCAAAGATTAGCAGAGAGAAACAAAAAACCAAAAGCAACAAAACCAACAGTACCAGTAGGAACATCAACTGATAAACAATCTGGAGTATAATTATGTCAGAACCACTAATTCAGGAAAATTTTAGAGTAGAGTCAATTACTGTCAAGGTTTCTGACCCTAACAACCCAGAAAATAAAATCAAAACTTACCTAGATAAGGACTCTGTATCTCAGTTTGAGTATAGAGAAGGATTGCTTGATAAGTTTTTAAAAGTAACTTTACAAATTGCAGATAGCAATAGTGCTTTATCTGATAAGTTAGTTGGTATGGAACAGTTTGAAGTTGTAGTTCATGACCTAGCACATGATGTTAAGTATGAATTTACTGAAGAATCTATTAACGGACCTTTATACGTATTTCAAATTCATGATAAGATTATAGTAGATAGTGTAAAGATCTTAGTGCTTGAACTGTGTAGAAAGGATGCAATTGAAGGAATGCAAATTAGGGTGTGTAAAAAGTACACATCAGTTAAGGCAGAAGAGTTAGCAGAGGATATTCTTAAGAATGTTCTCAACACAAAAAAACCATATACAAATGTATCAAAAAGTTCTAATACTTTAACATTCATTCCCCCAAATTCAAGACCATATGATGTTTTGTTTTGGTCTAAGAATAAGTATTTTGCTGGTGATCAAAAAAGTACAGCAACTGGTGGTGGATATGCTAGTGCTGGGTACTTATTTTGGGAAACTTATGATCAATATAATTTTAAATCTATTGACTCACTTGCAGGTCAAACTGAAGAAAAGCAAGTATATACTACTGGAACTGGTGTTGGTGGAAACGATGAGTACTACAAGATTAGAGACCCTAGTTTCCCCAAATCACTTGATATGATGACTGACTTTGATAGAGGATTCTACTCTGGTACTATAGAATTCTTTGATGTAGTTAACTGTGAATATAAAGAAGAACCATACACTCTAAAGGAAAACTTCTCTAAATGGAAGACAGTGACTGGAAACTCTACCCTACCTTCCCTATATAGTGATGTATTAGATAAAGGATATACCCGCACAATGGCGTTATCCTATAATGATGATCTATTTTTAGAACCTGAAGGTGAAACTACTAATAGTAAAATGCTGTTCAAAGAAACAGTAACCCAATCCGTTCAAAGAATGGGTGTTTTTACTAGTCAGATTATGCAAGGTAGAGTGTATGGTAACATGAGATTGAATGCTGGTGATATTATCAACGTTGAGTTCTTAGGTGCTGACGGTGGGCTTGACAAAAACTACAGTGGGCGCTATGTTATCTTTGATGTTCTTCACATCTACTCTAAAGGTGATGAGATTAAATTGAAGACAGATTTAACTTTAGTACGAGATTCATTCGGAGTTTAAAACTATGGAAAATATCGAGAAGCATATTGAAGCAGATAAAGAGGAACTTGAAAACCCTCAACTCTCTCCACAACGCCGTCGTCATTTGGAAGATGAACTTGATCAGTTAGAAGCATATCATGAAAATCATCCAGAGGATCATCATGATCCCACACCATTAGAATTGTACTGTGACGCAAATCCAAATGCACTTGAATGTAGGGTATACGAGGACTGATGTTAGGAGCGGCACCGACTTTAGAATCTAATTATTGGTTTGGAGCACAAGGCAATCGCCTGTGGATCGGACAAGTCGAATGTGATGGCGCTAAAACCATCACAGAAGAGAAATGTGTCGATTACCAAGAGTCCAACCGAGTCAAGGTTAGGATTATGGGGTATCATACCAGAAGCAGAGATACTCTTCCTTCCTTGGATTTGCCATGGGCAACAGTATTGATGCCCACTACTGAATCAATTACTAGATTTGGTTCTGGAGCTACCCATGGTCTTGAAAATGGAATGTGGGTATTAGGAACTTTCATGGATGGAGAGAGTGCTCAGCAACCATTGGTAATGGGATCTATTGGTATCGTAGATAAAAGACAAGATACCTATGAAGATAGAGTAAAGAGAACTGCAGGTAATAATGACCTTGCTTCTTCTCGTCCAGATACCACAGAGAATAATAAAGCTTCAACTGGTGGTCATGGACCGTCAAATAGGGGTCAAAATACTGG